AAACCCCTATTTTTACTACATTTTACCCCATATTTAGTGGTATTTTTACAATTTACACACAACATATAGTGTTTAACAATATAACCACAAAACCCAGCAAAATCGCACAATTCATACAGTACCCACAAAAACAAACAAAACCCAAAAGCAGAACAAATGTAGAACTTTTACAGAACAAACCAAGAACATTTGGTGATTAGCAGATTTTATGTTATACTGTAAGATTTTTTTTATTTTTACCCAAGGGGGGTAGTTTAGAGTGTGGGGCTGTGGGAACTGTGGGTATTATATATCCAGACCCACATACCCTTCATGTCAGAAAATACTTTAATCTTGAAGATACCCCTACCCCTATATCCCACAATTCTCACCTGATATCACCAACTTACAAAAAATATAAAAATATAAAAATATTTTGAACTTTTGTATTAGAAGGTGAGTCTAAGAGGTTATTTGATAACTTAACACTGTTAACTTTATGTCTAGAGATTATAAGAAGGAATATGCTAACTACCAAGGCACCCCAGCCCAAAAGAAAAGAAGGGCTTCTAGAGGCCGTGCTAGGTATGCCTTAATGAAAAAAGGTAAAGTGAGAATAGGAGATGGAATGGATGTAGACCATAAAGATTCTAATCCTCTCAATGATTCACACTCCAACCTAAGAGTACAAACACCCCACCAAAATAGGTCATACCCTCGTACCTCCACAGCACGTGAGAAAAGATAATGACTTACTTCTCAGAACCTAAACTAGAGCCTCTTGAGAAACTTTATGTTAATGCTTATTTATCTACTCTTTCTCACTCTTCTGCTTATAGGGTTGTAGAGCCTGAGTTAAAGAGTCATCCCTCCTCAAATAAATATTCCTCTCGTGAGAATATAAAATATCACATCTCCAAAGCTCTTCAAAATAAAACTGAATCTCTCTCCTTAACTGCTGATAAGATATTAGAAAGACTATACCTTGAAGCTACTACCTCCACAAACTCAACTGCCAGAATACAAGCCCTTACTCTTTTAGGTAAGCAAATGGGTCTCTTCTCAGAAGGTAAACCAACTGACTCCTATACAATCAATGTAATAAATTATTCTGACTCAGATAAAGAAACTGTTTCCACTTTAAACCTTTTAGAAGAGATTAAAGAAGACTCTATAGACTCTACTCTCTCCGAAAATATTCTCATAACCACTTATTAGGAAAACATTATGGCTGTTATTATTACTCGTGCTAATTCTTTTACTAGAGACGTAGGAGATGGTACACTAGATTTAGATTTAGTAGGTACTGCTCTTACAGTTGCTCTACTTACTTCTACTGCTACCGTAGCTAACCTTTCTGCTGCAACTCTTTTTGGTTCTACTGGTATTTCAGCTAACGAACTTCCTACTGCCAATGGGTATACCGCAGGTGGTATATTGATGACTGCTGTCACTTGGACCTTGGCTAGCTCTATAACTACCTTAGATGCTAATGATGTTTCATGGACTGCATCTGGTGGTAGTATTGTTGCTAAGTGGGCTGTACTCTATGCTAATGCTACCCTCAATGGTAAAGTAAAGCCTTTGGTAGCTTATGTTGATTTAGATAATACCTCAGCAGGTACTTCAGTTACCACTACCACTGGAAATGCTCTCAACTTAGTTTGGAATGCTTCTGGTATTATTTCTTTAGGTTAAGTTATGTGGGTTATATATGACCATCTAAATAATCTGGTATCTATATCTCGTTTAGAGAATCTATCTGACCCTACTAATCTTTTTGAGAAGGAGGTAAGGGATGTAGATATGAACAAATATTCATGGAATCCTGAAACATTAGATTTTGTAGAAAATGCTAAGGACCATCTCTCAATCTCTCCTTCCTCCTTCTTAAGAATGTTTACTATCCCTGAAAGAATTTCCATCAGAGATAAAGCTTTAACTGATAAGGTAGTAGGAGATTTGCTAGACCTACTGCACACTGTTGATTATGTAGACATAGATGATAAAGATACTACAACAGGGCTACAATATCTAATGAGTGTTGGTTGTATAACACCTTCTCGTTATCAAGAGATTCTCTCAAACTTTAACTAAAGGAACTACGATGCCAATTACTCAAGATACAATTATAGCTGGTGGACTTACTACTTATAAGTATATTAAAGCTACTACAGCCACCCCAGTAACTTTTAGACCTATGTCTACTTGGTCGTTAGCTGGAAGTACTGGTGCAGGTACTTTTGATACTACCCTCAATGGGGGTACTCCTAGTTCTACAGCAGCTAATTTACCAGGTCAAATACCATTCACTGATGCCACCCTCCCAGTAGTAAACTATCTCTCAAATTTCAATATTGTTACTGCTATAAACGGTACATTTGAAATTTATGATAGGCTTTGGCATAATGGAGGTATAACTATTACCCTCACTACAGCTCAAACCATCACCTCACCTACATGGCCTACCAGAGATAATAACAATTCCTCTAATGGTGAGGGCGTGCTTTTGGCTTTAGAAGTTAGTGCTACTACAGGCGCTGGTACTCCTACTATTACTGTTTCTTATACTAATGAATTAGGTACAGCAGGTAGAACAGGTACTAATATTTTAGTTACTTCAGCTACCTCTCCAGTAGGTTCTTTTATACCTATATCACTCCAAGGTTCTGATAAAGGAGTAAGAAGTGTACAAAGTATAACCCTAAGTGCTACATGGACATCTGGCACTATTAACTTAGTTGCTTATAGAGTATTAGCTGGTGGAGTATTAGTAGGTAACGCTGGAACTGCTTTAGACCCTTTAACAGGTGGAGTAAGTACTAAGTGTTGGAACGGAACTGTACCTTTCTTGGCATGTACACCAGGAGCAGGTACTGCATTCACTATAAACGCTTTCTCTCAATTCACTCAAATAAACCCTACTTAAGGAGACTCTATGTCTATAGTCTTTGGTGGTGGTCCTAGGTACCGTAGACAGCTTAAAAGAGTCAACAATTTTAAAGTTGGGGCTGAATTTAGAAGCACTACCGAGTTCTTTAAACTTAGGAATAATATATTTTGGGATACTAATAATTATCTAAGTATCCCAAAAGTTTCCATACCTGTTACTACTTTTACTCCTACAGTTACCATCACCGCTAATAACAATATTAGCATACCACTCCTAAGTGTCCCTGTTACTGTATTTACTCCTACTGTATTTATCAGTTCTGATAATACAATCAATATACCTTTATTAAATGTACCTGTTACTGTATTCACTCCTAGTGTAGTTAGTAATAACGATATACAGGTACCTCTCTTAAATGTCCCTGTTACTACCTTTACTCCTACTGTAGTAAACAATAATAACATCTTCATACCTCTCCTAAATGTTCCTGTTACTACCTTTACTCCTACAGTATCCATAAGTTCTGGTAACACTATTAATGTACCTCTCTTAAATGTCCCTGTTACTACCTTTACTCCTACTGTAGTAAACAATAATAATGTACAGATACCACTATTAAGCATTCCAGTAACTACGTTTACTCCTACTGTAGTTAACAATAATAATGTTTCTGTACCTTTATTAAATGTTCCGGTAACCATTTTTACTCCTACTGTAGTTAACAATAATAATGTTTCTGTACCTTTATTATCAGTACCTGTTAATGTTTTTACTCCTACTGTAGTTAATAATAATAATGTTTCTGTACCTTTATTAAATGTACCTGTTACTGTATTTACCCCTAGTGTAGTAAACAATAATAACATACAAGTACCACTTCTTAACGTTCCTGTAACAGTTAGAGCACCTACAGTAACCATAAGTACTAATATTAATGTACCCCTCCTAAATGTACCTGTTAATGTTTTTACTCCAACTGTAGTAAATAACATTAACATTGCTGTACCAAAGCTTATTGTACCAGTTAATGTATTTAACCCTACAGTAATCATAGGTACTAATATACAGATACCACTATTGAGTGTACCAGTTAATGTTTTTACTCCTAGTGTAGTTAATAATATAAACATATCTGTACCCTTATTAAGTGTACCAGTTAATGTATTTACTCCAACTGTAGTTAATAATGTAAACATTAGTATACCGCTTTTGAGTGTTCCAGTTAATGTTTTCACTCCTACAGTTTCAGTAATATCTTTAGGTGATTTTGGTACAATAACCACCAACATAAGAGTATTATCCATTGCTCCTGTACCTCCTCATGTAGTAATAGGCTCTCCTAGAGCTATTAACATATCCCATAAAACTCTAGCAATAGCACTATAATGACTAATATAATTTATTCTGATGATTCTGGGCCTATTCTATGGCCTATAACAGACAAACATGACCCCTCTTCAAAGAAATTTTATTACATAGACTACAGACCTCCTGTTAGAGAATCTTTTAAGGAGTATGTTAAGGGCATGGATATAGTAGTACCTACAATCTCTAATGGGTGTATGTATGAGTGTACTAGTGGAGGTATTTCTTTAGGTGTAGAACCTCCCTTTGGGACATTAGAAGGTAAGCTTACTCCAGATGGAGATGTAGTCTGGAAGTGTAAACCCCTTTTAAGTAGACTTTCTTCTGGTGATGTTATAACAGCTTCATCCTGGACAGCTACTACAGGTGTTACAACTTCCTCTGGAGTGATAATTCAACAAAGGTCTACAGGTATAAGAGTAGATTCAGTTGACCCTATCTTAAAAAAGTTTACCATAACAAATCATATTACCATACTAAGAGTATCTGGTAGAATAGAAGAGTTTGAGAAGAGTTTAATAATTCAAGTTAAGGACTTATAATGATAAAAATAGATAAAGTAGTATTAAATATAGCATCTCACTTAATTATGGATAGTCAATTATGGAGTGATGTTAAGGTTTGGGTAAAAGATTTAGAAGATAACACTTCCCTCACTCCTTCTCAAAAACATGATAAAGTTAAAGCTGACCTAAAAATGATTTTCAAAGATTTAAGTGATACTCTTTTAGATATAGCTATTAAAATGGCTGTTCTTTATGTTAGAATACCTGTTTAAAATAGTAATAATAATTTCTCTGGTAGGTTGTAGCTCTTTAAATGTAGAAACTCTTAAAGGCTTTAACGAAACTTACCATCCAACAATAACCCTAATAAACATAGATTTTTAATATTATGGGAAAATTAATAACATTATATAAATATCTTCTTAAAAGATGGAAAGAACCTAGTACCCATGCAGCTATAGCTTCTATATGTATGGGACTAAGCGTACAGCTTCCAGATAGCTCCATTAACGCTTGGTTCACTACCTTGGGGGTTGTATTTGGCGGGTTAGGTATTTTCGTTAAAGAAGGTATTCCTGAAACCAGTATTTAAATAATTATGGAAAATGTAATAACTATACCTTATATGTTTGAGCCTAGGGTCTATCAAAAAGAACTTATGGCTGCTTTAGACTCAGGTTACAAAAGAGCTATTGCTGTATATCATAGAAGAGCAGGGAAAGATAAAACTATGTTCAACATAATTGTAAAGAAAGCTTTACAAAGAGTTGGGGTATATTATTACTTTTTCCCTGAATTTGCTCAAGGAAGAAGAGTAATATGGGATGGTATTGATGGCTCAGGATTTAAATTCTTAGATCACATACCTCCACAACTAATACAATCTAAGAATAGCACTGACATGAAAGTAGTATTAACTAACGGCAGTGTTATTCAAATTATGGGTACTGATAAGTTTGACAAAGTTCGAGGTTCTAATCCTGTGGGTTGTGTGTTCTCGGAATTTGCTTTTCAGAATCCAAAGGCTTGGAATATTGTAAGACCTATCCTTATAGAAAATAAAGGTTGGGCTATATTCAATAGTTCTGTTAACGGTAAGAATCATTTTTATGATCTCTATAACATGGCTAAATCTAATAAAGATTGGTTTGTTCAGAACTTAGATATTACAATGACCTTAGATGAGAATGGTAATAGATATGTTTCTGATGATGTAGTTAACTCAGAAAGAGAAGCTGGTATGTCTGAGGAAATGATTCAAGCAGAATTCTATAATAACTGGACTTCCAACTCTCAAGGTTTTTATTATTTATCAATACTAGAAAAACTAGATCATGATAAAAAGATAACCAACATCCCATATGACCCTGGAGTAGCTGTAGAGACTTGGTGGGATATAGGTGTAGGAGATTACACTTGTATATGGTTTACTCAAACCTATGGGAAAGAAATTAAGGTTATAGATTACTTTGCAGCCAATAATAGAGGCTTAGATTTCTATGCCAAAACCCTACAGAATAAAAATTATGTATATCGTTCCCACAATTTCCCTCATGATATGGCAGCTACAGAGTTTGGTACAGGTCGTACTCGTATGGAAGTAGCAGAAGAATTATTTAAAGGCACTCGTATAAATATAATCCAAAAATTATCTAGAGAAGATGGTATTAATGCTGTTAGAATGATACTGCCTCAATGTATATTTGATAAGAAGGCATGTGCTCAAGGCTTGGATGGATTAAGGAATTACCGTAAAGAGTGGGACGATAAGAACCAAGTATTTAGAAATACACCTGTTCATGACTTTGCATCAGACCCAGCAGATGCTTTTAGAACTATGGCTGTAGGTATATCTATGCCTAGATCAAGAAGCTTTAAAAGTGAATTCATGAAATCTTCCCTCAATGTTAAACGTAAGAATTGGAAAGTAGCTTAATGAGCGAGAAAATATTAAATGATAACAGGCTAGCAGAGAATAATTGGGCACGATACTTTTCTGCTTTAACAAGAGGTCACTCTTCTTACCAACAAAGAGCCAAGCTATGTGAAGAGTTTTATTTAGGTGGTGGCAGACAATGGAGCGATGCTGATAAGTTAGCTTTAGAGGAAGCAGGTAAACCTTGGTTAGAGGAAAATATAATCTTCTCAACAGTAAATACTGTATTAGGCTATCAAACTCAATCTAGAATGGATATTTCTTATAAGCCTAGAGAAGTAGATGACCAAGATATATCTGATATACTAGCTAAGATTAGTATGTATCTTGTAGATCAAAATAAATATCCTTGGAAAGAGAGTCAAGTATTTGCTGATGGTCTCATTCAACAAAGAGGTTATTTTGATGTAAAGATGAACTTCAATGAGAATGTCTATGGAGATGTTGAGATAACAGTGCTAGACCCACTAAATGTTATTCCAGACCCAGACTCTTCATCATACGACCCAGATGACTGGAGTGATGTAATAATTACTTCATGGATGTCTCACGATGATATTAAAGAAACTTATGGATTAGGTAAGTGGAGACAAATTGAAAGTAAGATGTATAGGGAGGCTGATTTTGGTACTGGTACTTTAGAAGAGGAAAGGAACAAATTCGGTACTTTAAATAATCAATCTTCTTTCTACTTAGATGAAACAGATACTCCTCATTCTCGTATTATAAATAGACAATACTGGAAGATTCATAATAGAGAGTTTTATCTAGATACTAAAACAGGTGACCTATACCCTACAGCAGATAAAGATAAACCTTTTACTAAAAGGAAAATTGCTAAAGAGAATGGTTGGGAAATAATTAAGAGAGTCACTAAGAGAATTAGATGGACTGTATCTACTAAAGAAGTAGTTCTATTTGACTCTTGGAGCCCTTATTCTCATTTTACAGTAGTTCCTTTCTTTCCTTATTTTAGAAGAGGTGTTACCCTAGGTATGGTAGATAACCTTATTAAGACTCAAGAGATGCTTAATAAAGTGCAATCTCAAATATTACATGTAGTAAATACAACTGCCAACTCTGGATGGATTTTAGATGAGTCTTCTTTAGCTAATATGGAGACTGAGGATTTAGAAGAGAGAGGTGGGGAGACAGGACTGGTATTAGAAGTAAAACAAGGTAGAGAAAGACCACAAAAAATTGAACCAAATCAGATTCCAAATGGTCTAAAGGACTTAGTTAGTACAGGTGTAGAGTTGATGAGGATGATTTCAGGAGTATCTGAAACTTTCCAAGGTGGTAAAGGTCCAGAAGTTTCTGGGGTTGCTATACAATCTAGAGTACATCAATCTGCAATTCAACTAGCTACTCCTATAGATAATCTCTTTAGAACTAGAAACATGATAGCAGATAGGCTCCTTGAGCTGATTAGGTCTTTTATGACTCAAGAAAGAACTTTCATGATTACTGGGCCTAATAAAGATCGTAACTCTCCTGCTACTTCCGTTACAACTCCTGTAACCATCAACCAAGAAAATCCAGATGACCCATCTAGACTTATAAACGATATTACAGTTGGTAAGTATGATGTTGTTATCGCTGATGTACCTACTCAAATAACTTTCCAAAATGCTCAATTTGCTCAAGCTATAGAATTAAGAAAGTATGGAGTTATGGTTCCAGATGATGAAATGGTTATGATGAGTACCCTTTCACGTAAGAATGATATAGCTAAAAAACTTTCAGGAGAACTCTCTCCAGAACAACAAGCCTCAGCTAAAGAGAGGGCAGATTTAGAGTTAGAGAACTTAAGAAAGGTTGTAGAAGAACTAGAATCAAAAGCTAAGGTAGATGAATCTAAAACCCTCAAACAACTAGCTGATATTGCAGCTATGATTTTTGAAAATCCTAAACTGGCCCCTATTATGGATTCACTACAATCTTTAATAGATTCAAAAGAAAAACAAGAAACAGAGAACACTTCAGAACAAGAAGCCCCTCAACAAGAACGTCCTTCTATAGGGTCCTTTTAACATGCCATCTTTAAATACAATGATACTAGATCAATCTACTATAAACATGCTTATTGCTGCTGTATTCTCAGTTATCGGTTGGGCAATAAAAACTCTTCATTCTTCCTTCAAAGATTTACAAATAGCTGATAAAGAACTTATCACCAAAGTACAATCTATGGAGGTATTAGTAGCAGGTAAGTATATTACTAAAGAAGAATTTCATAGTATAATTAATGCTATGTTTGTTAAACTTGATAAGATTGAAGCTAAAAAAGATGAAAGTATTTCAATGATGAATGCTATGTTTAGTAAAATGGATGCTTTCTATAGTCAAAAGCAGAGGTGATTGTGACAATAGATGAAATGATATTGGATGTACTAGACAAAGAAAAAGGTTATGTTAATCACCCTAATGACAGAGGAGGCCCTACTAATCTAGGAGTAACTCAAGCAACTTTATCTAGTTGGTTAGGAAGACCCGCTACAATCCAAGAAATTAAAGATTTAAAGAAAGAAGTAGCAGCTAAAATATTTAAAAAGATATTCTATTATGACCCAAAAATTGATACGCTTCCTGACTTACTTGAACCTATTATATTTGACATATCTGTTAACAGCGGTAGTGGTAACGCTATCCGACTATTACAAAGAGCGTTACTAAAAGAAGGTTATGATGTAGGAAGTGTAGATGGAATCCTTGGTAAGAATACAATTAACTACTCTAATAAGTTAGTAGAGAAGCTTGGGAAATATGCTATAAATCTCGTAGTAGATCAACGTAAATATTTCTATGAAAGAATTATAAAAAATGACCCTGATCAAAAAGTATTCAAAAAAGGCTGGATGAATAGAGCTGAATCATTCAGAGTAAAGTAATATAAGCTCAACCTCGTTCCACTAATACGATAATTAGTGCTTACGTAATTTAAAACGATATTAAAAAAGGAAAAATTAAAATGGCAGATCAAAGTTTTGATGATGAAGACGATTTATCAAGTCTAGATAGAGGTGACGATTTAACTGAAGATGAGTTAGATGACGAAGAAGATATAGAAGAGGGTAGCGAGGACGAGGAAAGTGACGAAGATTCTTCTGAGGATTCAGAAGAGGAAACAGAAGAGGAAGAAGATACTCCTCCCGCTAAAAATATTAAAGTCCCAAAATCAAGATTGGATGAAGTTCTATCTCAAAGAGAAGAAGCTAGAGATAGAGCAGCTTGGTTAGAGCAACAACTAGAAACACTAATAGCTAACCAAAGTAAAGCTAAAGATGAACCTGCTCCAGCTCCTAAAATAGAATACGACTTTGCAACAGCAGAGGAAACTTATATTACCCTTATTATTGAAGGGGATATTACAAAAGCTAATAAACTTCGTCAAGAAATTGATTCTAAGAAACAAGAACAACTCTTAGAGATTATTAAAGCTTCTAACGATAAAACTTCTAAAGAAGCATCTTCTCTTTCTATACAAGCTATAGAGAACGATAGATTCAAGAATATGATTAATACTTTTGAAGATACTTATCCATTCTTGAATACAGAACATAAATCATATAATGAAGAGGCTGTAGAAACTGTTAATACATTATTAGCAGGTTATGTAGCAGCAGGTAAGACTAAGACAGAAGCTTTGAAGTTAGCTATTAATAAAGTAGTACCTATGTATCAAAAAGAAGCTGCTCCAGTAAAGAAATCTTTAGGTAACCAAAGAAATACAGAAGCTGTTAAAAAGGCTGTTAAAGCATCTAACTCTCAACCTATAAAAAGCTCTACTTCAACTAAGATGGCTACAGTAGATACAACTAAACTTAATATATCTAAAATGTCTGAGAAAGACTTTAGTAAACTTGATAAGAAGACTCTCAGTTTACTAAGAGGCGATTAATGTATTAAAATAAACCTCCTACGCTTCTACTATACGCTGTTTATAGAGAGAGTTAAAAATGCTAAGAGACTCTATAGATGTAAGATTCACCGTATAGGATATTTAGCGCACCCTAGGAGGTTGCTTTACATAACCCTTTCTTACTGGGTAAAAATAAGTAAGAACTTTCTAAGGAGATTATTTAATGGTAGTTATTAATGAAAATGCACCTCAAGTAGGTACAGCTGTTTTCATGAAAGGTGATGTAGTTGGTCAAGTGCAAGGAGTCCCTGTTTGGGAGCTTACTCCACCTGATGCAGCTAGTATGTCTGTGGCTCCAGATGGTATGAGCATTGTTATTACTTGGGTTAAAGAAGGTCTTGCAGATATTAAAGTTTCTGCTGATGCTGATCTAGGTGATGGCGTATCTTTAGTTAGCGCTGTTGAGCAATTAACGTTTCCTGCTTCTACTGTTGGTGCTACTTCAGCTACAATCTCATTTGCTCCAGTTGTTTAATGAGTGCGGCGTCTGACCTATTAGTAGAGCTTAAGCAAGCAAAAACTTTTGAGGAGATAAGGGTAGTAGGTTATTCCGAATATCTTTCTCTCACTAATTTATCTCAAGAAGAAAGAGTAGAAATACAAGAAGCTTTAAACTTTTCATCTGAACGAGTTACCAAGATTGATAATACTATTTTAACATTATCAGCTTTAATTGAAGATGGGTACCCAAATAGAGAAAAACAAGAAGCTTCTGAATCTACAATACTTCTACTAAAAGGTAAATTAGATGCTATGAGAATAGCTTTTGAAGAATTTGATGTGAAGGTTACTGCTAATATAGTTTTCAAAGAAGTGTAAAAATTCCTTTGACCAGTTAGGAAATAAAATAATTAACTGGTCCTGAATTAATTTCGTTCGTTTATACGATAATAAACCGGCCTAGTCTCCGTTATGATAACTAAAAATAAAAACGTAATATAAAGGAATAAAAATGTCTTTAACGAACTTTGCCGCCCTTACGGCAGATCAAAAACTAGTGTAAATACTCTGGGTCTGAGCTTTAGCTCACTTGGCTGCACTTAAAAAATTCTCTTAATTGCGGGAAACTCTTTAGAGCTAATAATACTAAACTTAAGTTGAGAAACATTAAGTGGCGAATGGTAATGCGTTCGGTATAGTAAAAAGTTATTAGATTAGACAATCCGCAGGTAATACACCAAGATGGGTGTAAACTTCAACGATCAAATATGTAGGGTAGATAGCTATCCGAAAAGGAGAACAATAGCTTATGAGTAAATTATATAGTTGTACTATATGTAATAAAAAGAAACAAACTAACGAATTCTATATATATAAATCTGGACCTAAATCTGGTAAAATATCTGATTACAGGTGTAAATTATGTCTTTTAAAAATTAAGAAAGAAGTTTACGATGAGAATCCTATAGGTTTTAATGAAGCTGCAAGATTAAGAAAAGAAAATAAACCAGAAGTATATAGAGGTCATTGGGCTAAATACAGAAATAATAATCTAGATGTTTGTAGGCAGAGGGCTAATGAAAGCTCTAAGAGGTACTATGAAAGATATCCTGAGAAGCTTAAGGCTAAATCTTCAAAAAGAAGAGCTTCTAAAATGAATAGAGTACCTTCATGGATGACTAAAGAAGAAGAGTCTAAGATTAGGTCTGTGTATAAAATGTGTAGAGCAATATCTAAAAAGACTGGAATACATCATCATGTAGACCATATAATACCTCTACAAGGAAGATTAGTTTCGGGGCTACACACTATAAGTAACCTACAAATTATTACAAAAGAACAAAATTTAATTAAATCTAATAAGTTAATTGAAGATATGATCTAGTCTTACTAGAAATAGTAAGTTAATAAAACACACGTGAACTTTGGAAACAAGCTCGTGATATGGCTTTCATCAATAAATTTATTGGCGGAAGCTCTGATGTTATTCAAAGAATTACTGAATTAACTAAAACAGAAAAAGGTGAGATGGTTATTATGCACCTATTAGCTGACTTGGTTGAAGACGGTATTACTGGGGATAACCAACGTGAAGGTTTTGAAGAAGAAATGAAGACCTATAACGATAAGATTACTATTGATCTTATTTCTCATGGTGTTCGTGAAAAAGGTAAATTAGCTGCTCAAAAAACTGTTGTATCTTTCCGTGAAAACGCAAAAGAAAGATTAGCTTTTTGGTTGGCTAACCGTATGGACCAGTTGGCGTTCTTAACTCTATCTGGTATCTCATATGCATTTAACAATGACGGTTCCCCAAGAACTTCTGGAGCATTTGCTAACTTAGCCTTTGCTGCGGATGTTTCAGCACCTACTACTAATCGTGGTCGTAGATGGGATGGGGTTAATAGTGTACTAGTTCCTAGTAATACTGCTGGTATGTTGGCTACAGATACTCTTACTTATAAAGCTATCGTAGATATTACAGTGTATGCTAAAACTCACTACATTAAACCGTTAAACTATGGTGGTAAAGAGTACTACTGTGCATTCATTCGTCCTGAAGGTTTAGCACAATTAAAGAAAGACCCGGATAAAATTGATTGTCCCCTAGCAGCGTGAGCTGTTTTGAATAACTCTTCTAATTGCTGGAACACCCTTAGAGCCTCCAAGCTACAACGCAATCTGAAAAGATAAACGTGACATGCTTAAAAATTGGTAGGATTGGGCAATCAGCAGCTAAGATTCGTATAGATATATATATACGTTTAAAGTTCAACGACTATCCCTTATGGGAGTAGAGCATAAGCTCGAAATGGAGAGAAACTTATGATAGAGATTACTAGAATATGTTCTAGATGCAATTTAGAAAAACCTACTGATAGCTTTACTAGAAATAAAACTAAAAAGTTTGGCTTAGATTCTTGTTGCAAATTATGTAAATCTAGAGAAGATAAAGAGTACAGAAGGTTAAATGCTCATAAACTTAAAGAGTATTTTAAAGAGTACCATTTACTGAATAAAGAACATAAAGTAAGAGTTGCTTGTAAATGGCAAAAAGACAATAAAGAACAAGCTAACTCAAATAAAAGTACTAATAGAGCTAAAAGAATAAAAAGATTTCCTAGCTGGTTAACTTTAGATCAGTTAAATGATATAAAATCTTTTTATAAAAAAGCAGAAGAGCTAACTAAATCTACAGGTATATTACATCATGTAGATCACATAATCCCTCTTAATGGTAAATTAGTATCTGGACTGCATGTTCCTAGTAACTTACAAGTAATTCCTTGGAATGAAAACCTATCAAAAAATAATAAGTTTGTGATATAGTCTGCTCTTAATAGAAATATTAAGTTAACAAAAGGTATCAAAGAGCAGTTGTAACTGGTGCAGATCGTGGTAAAGATAACCCTTTCTTCACTGGCGGTATTATGACTGTAGATGGCATAAATTACTGTGCCGCTGCTTAGTGATAAGCAGGCAATAACCCCTCTAATTCGGTGAAACTCTCTCTGAGACAATACCGAGCCAAGCTATATTTTGAACTTTTTTAGTTTTTCATGGTCATAGATATAGAAGGTGTAACGACTAGATTTTAAATCGTACTTACTTAGTTTAGTGAGGAAATGGGGGGCTACTGATGGAATGTAATATTTGTAAATCAGAAAATGTTAAGTATAAAAACTCTAAAAAAGAATTTGCTATTGGTAAAGCTCTTTGCAGAAAATGCTATAATGTTTTATTTAAACAGACAAAGGATTATAAAGAATATAAAAGCAACTACGACTTGAATAGATATGAGCGAGACAAAGAAGCTATTATTAATAAAAGTAATAATTATTATCGAAATAATAAAGAAAAATGCTCTTTAGTAAAAAAGATTTATTACAGTAATAATAGGTACAAGTTTCTTGCTTCATCCAGAGGCTATAAAATTAAAAAATTAAATGCCACACCTAAATGGCTTAGTAGTAAGCATAGGGAAGAAATAAATTTAATTTATAAAAAATCTCAAGAGTTGTCACTAGCTACAGGTATTAATTATGAAGTAGATCATATAATACCTATAAAAAGCAAATTTGTCTGCGGATTACATGTTCCTTGGAACTTACAAATACTCACCTCTTACGAGAATAGAAGTAAGAGTAATAAATTAGTAGAAGATATAGTCTAAACTTTATAGTGATATAAAGAGAGATAGGAAATCTCGTAATATATTTGTGTATTTCACGAGCATCGCTTAGTTTATAACACTAAAGGTGCTGCATCTGGTTCTAAATGGGGAGCTACTGGAACTGTCGACGGCTCTCGTATGCTGATTTGTGGTTCACAAGCTTTAGGTTTCGCTGATTTAGGCGCACCTGAGTGGAGTGAAAAATGGTTCGAATATGAATCATCTCCTGGTATTAACATCGATTGGGAAATTTCCCTAGTCGCTTAATATAGTAATATATTAATGAAAAGTTCTTAAATTGCTGGAATAACTTGAAGGCATTTAAACTACAACGTAATTTGAAAAAGTAAGCGTGAATGTTTAAAAATTAAATGTTATAAGTCAATCAGCAGCTAATCCCCTAATCCAATAGGCACGGGGAATGTTCAACGATTAAATAGGATTAATAATAGCCATGCGCTTAAATAAAGAAACAAAGAATCTACTAATAGCTATGAGTTTTGGAGACGGGTATATAAACCCTAAAGGATATCTTCATCTTCTCCACTCTCAGAAACAAAAAGATTATTTAGAATATAAATATAACTTAATAAAAGATTTATGTAAGTCTGGTATCAAATCTACTAAAGTTAAAGGTCATAAAAATACTCCATATTATTATAGAGTATATCTTACTACAAAAATCAATAAATTTCTTAAAGCTTTAAGAAAAAGTTTATATATAAATAATAAGAAGTTAATCTCTAGAAGTTTATTGAATAGAGTAGATGATAGAGGTTTAGCTATATGGTGGATGGATGACGGTTGCAGATCACCTCAATATAGGGAAGGTAAAGTACACTCAGTTAATTATATATTTTCTACTTATTTAAGTAAAGAAGATAATAAAATTATAGCTGATTGGTTATTAGATAAGTATAATATAAAAGTTAACATTACTCCTAGGGGTAAATCTGGTTTATATTGTATTACTTTTCATACTAAAGAGGGTAGAAAGTTTAGCGATATAGTTAGACCGTATATTATACCATCATTATTATATAAAATTAATCCTGTAGGAGAGGTAGGAAACTCTCTGAAACAAGAACTACCCTAATAGGGTAATGATATAATCTAGTCTGTATAGTGATATACAGAGAGTAAGGATACTCGTAATATAAACGAAAATGTTTGGCTTCTTAAAACCACAATTCTATAGCATCTACGATAAATCTGTTGAAGATTTTGGTGTATTGGCTATAGACCACGCTATCGCTTAATAAAAATTTAATATCCCTGTCATTTTAAGGTATTAGGAAGACCTACCAATATGGTAGAAATATAGGTGCAAATCCTATCAGGGATATTTTTAATATAAGTATAAAGGAAATTAAAATGGCTAAAATGCCTTCTAAAGCCCCAATGAAAATACCTATGCCTAAACCAGGCAAAAAAGGTAAATACTAATAAACCTATATGGTTTAAGTATGTTATTTTTGATGATGTTTAACATACCCCCTCTATAAATCATCATAGGAGAATAAAATGGCTAATAAAATTGTAAAGAACGTAGGTCGTCAAGAAGTAATTGCAGTTAAACAAAATTTAAACTTCGGTACTGGTAAAGAATTAGATTCTACAGGTGTTGTAGCTGCAATTGATCTACCTGCTGGCGCTATCCTTTTGGATGGTTATCTAAACGTATTAACTGGAACCACTGCTACTGCTACAATCAGTTTAGGTGATTCTGGTAGTGCTACTAGATACCTAGCAGCTACCTCAGTAGTAACAGTTGCCAAGACTGCAATCACAGCTACTGGCCTCAAATATACCACTCCAACTACCTTATTAGTAACTATTGCTGGTGCAGCTCCTGTAGCAGTAGGTACTTCAGAAATAGTTTTGAGATATATTGTTGACGGTCGTGCTGCGTTTTCACAAGGCTAAGATTTAAACATAAGGCTCATACTTTTGGATTAAGGATTCTTGGTCGGGTATGGGCCTTTTTTATATACGGAAATATATGAATTTTAAAAAATTTAAAAGTTTGAATGGAGACATTGCTGTATCTAACACATTAGGTCACTCAGCAGTAATCTCTTCAGAGTATGTATCGGTACCAGAATCTTTATGGGGAGAAGCTTACGCTAAAGGTGCAATACCAGAAGACGTAAAGATTAGAGATTTCAACAGTTATGTAAACGAACAGAAAGCTCTACAGGATATGAATGCAGCAGAAGAGTTAGCTTCAATAAAAGAAAAACTTAAATGGGTTTATGAGAACCCTAATGGCTACTTAAAACCTAAAGGTGATTTAGATATTAGAAAAGTATTGATATATCTCAAAGAACCTGTAAAGTCAGAGGTTATTTTAAAAGCTTGGAATGAATTAGTAAGCGAGAAATAAAATGAATGTATTAGAGCTAGTATCTTACCTCAGAAAAAATATCTTATATGATACAGGTGGTCAAGGTGTTAATTGGGAAAGTTATAATTCAGATGACTATGACAGCATTCAGCTTAGATGGGGTAATGAAGAATTAGTCTCTAATATTAATGAAGCTATTACTCAAGTATATCGAAGGACTAACCCAATTAAAGATATTGAAGAGTTAGAAGTATTTGCAGGGGTTAGTGAATACACTATCCCAACCTACATACAAAATATACTTTTAGTAAAAGATTCCTTCAGTAGACAGCTTAAAGAAAGAGAATTAATTGATAGATGGTGGGATGAAACTTTGGACACTCAAACAGGTGACCTAAAGATATTTATACCTGACTTAAAGAATAACACAATTAAATTCTCTCCAGTACCGTCTAAAGATGAAACATTATTGATGGTTATATATCGTTATCCTAAAGAAAAATTAACTTGGGATGATTATGATGTATCTCCAGAGCTTGTAGAAGAGTATCAACTACCTATGCTATGGTATGCAGCTTTCTTAGCTTACTCTAAAGATGAAGTGAATACTTTAGACCCTCAGAGAGCAGAGAGAATGAAGAGCTACTTTGATAGAGAGTTCCCTTTTACTAGTGTATACTCTAATATACGTAAAGGTAGAACTTCTAACAGAACCATAAAGTATGGTGGCTTATAATGCCTATACATCCTAAAACTACTCACATATCCACATTTAAAGGTTTAAACAATGTAGAGTTACCAGAGGATACAGAGGTAGGGTTCTTTAAAAAGATAGTAAATGCTGACATATCTAAAAAGAGTAAAGTAACTAAGAGAAAAGGTTATTATCTTAGGGATGGAGGTAATTACATATCTTTATGGGCTTCTGAAAATAATTTAGGATGTTATGCTAATAAAGGCGGGTCTCTTATTAAAATAGATGAGGGATACAACAAAGAAGTATTAGCAGATAACTTAGATAATTACAAAGTATCTTTTGAAGAGGTAGATGATACAGTATACTATACCTCCCCTATAACTACAGGTAGAGTGGTAGATGGAATTAGATATGACTGGGGTATAGATAGAAATTATCTTTCTCCTACCTTAATTCAAACTGTAGGTACTTTACCGGAAGGCACTTATCAAGTTACATTTACCTATGTAAACTCAGATGGACTGGAATCTGGCACATCTCACGCCTCTACAATAGCCCTCCCAGCTAATAGTGGAATAAGTCTTTTTATACCTCCTCATCCTTCCCCTAATGTAGTATTTGCTAGAGTATACTGCTCTACTCAAAACGGTAATATGTTGTACTACTCTGGATTTACTACCACTAATAGCACCTATATTGTATCTTCTCAAGAAAATCTAATAAACCCACTTATAACATTCAATCTAGATAAACCTCCTACAGGTCAAAACATTAAGTACTTTAAAGGTAGATTATTTGTTGCTTCTGATAATGTATTGTACTATACAGAACCTTTAATGTACAATCATGTTAATATGGCTAAAAACTTTTTTGAGTTTCCTAGTTATATTCGTGGAGTTATGCCGGTAGAAGATGGTATATGGATAGCGTCAGATAAACTTTATTATCTATCTGGTGTAGACCCTACATCCTTTAAGAAGACTACTAAGGAATACTTAGAGATGGTAGAGGGTAGTGAAGTAAGGTTTAGTGGAAGTTACTTACATTTAGATAATACTCCTGTAGGTTATAAATGGTTTATTACTACTAACCTAGGTATATTTGTTTTATTTAATCAAGGATTAGTAATAAACATGTCTGCTGCTAGTGTTAATCTAGATAGAGCTGACGAAGGTGCTGCTGTATTTTTACAGAGCAAAGGTTTAAACGGTTATTTATCAATGTTAAGAAACAACGATAAAGAAGCTAATACCTCTTTTGGGGATATGGTTGAAACTACCATAATTAGAAACGGGGTAGTGATACCTTAATCAGCTTTTAATAGCTTTAATTTTAATAGGAAAAAAATATGAATACAGAAACAAAATCTAAATTTGGTGTTGGCGGTGTTTGGACATTTGAACAAGTAAGAGATGGTAAAGTAATTGATACTTGGGAAGATCATAATATTGTAGTAGACGAAAGTATCAACTACATCCTCAATGCCTCATTCTTTAATGCTACTGTTAATCCATCTTGGTTTGTAGGTTTATTCAAGAATAACTTTACACCTGTAGCATCTAATGTTATGTCTACTTTTAGCAGTGCTGGTGTAGCTAATGAAGCAACATCTGAATATTCTCAATCTACTCGTCCAGCTTGGTCAATTGTATCCTCTACAGCAAAATCTCTTACCAATACCGCTTCTCCAGCTACCTTTACCTTTACTCCAGCATCTACAGTAATTTTTGGAGCATTCTTAAGCTCTAGCAGCGTTAAAGGTGGTACAACTGGTGTACTAGGTTCAGCTATCAAGTTCCCTGCATCAAGAACCCTAACAGCTGGAGATTCTTTGAATGTAGTATACTCTCTAACAGGTTCTTCTACTTAATAACTTATGAATTTACTCTCTCCTTCTTTTGATTTTAGCGGTAATGTGCAAGCAGCTTTAAAACTTAAATCTATTGGTTTGAAGATGTATCAAGATGTTGCCTCCCAAGCTTCTACAGAAGGAGTTGAGTCTATTCATAAAAATTTTGTATTAGGAGATAAAAGTACCATATCAGTTAGTATAAGTAAACAAAGTATTTATGATAACTGGTATGGAGCTGTTAAGATATTCGCTGTTCAATCTTCTTTTGGAGAATCAGAGGATGAGGGTTATGTTAGCGTACCAGATAGAAATGATATAACTGATATAACTAACACTGAATTTACCTCTAAACGCAGAAGCAGATTACTTTACTCTAAAATAGATAAAAAAGTTCAGGTTAAATTCCATAGGTCTGGTGGACCTTTTATGCCTAGAGGTAGTGCATCTCAAAACTTGTATACTCAATCCTTCGGTATGTCATGGCATGGTGCTGGAAAAAGAAGAATGTCATGCACTTTTACTACTGCTACTACCACTACTAAAAATCTAAGCTACTTTATAGGTGGTGAACATTATGATCTTACGTTTACTATTCCTACTCAAATACCTAACTTAACTACTTATGAATGTAAGGCTATATGTTATGTAGATAATAATGATTTACTGAAAGCTCAATACCCTGAACACTCTATGCACAAGAGACTGGTAATAGGTCTTTGGCAAAGCTTTACTACCACCACTATCAAACATTATTTTACTGTTATAGGTAACTCTAAACCTTTTGGTGGAGCCGCTACGGTGTTTGAAATAGCTCTTCCATCAACCATCTCTACTGAAACTATAAATAATATATCCGGCTTTACTGATGATGGTAAGAGTGTTTGTATTTCTACATTAGTCAATGGTGGGGTAGGAGGTAGTATATTTTCTCAAAAGCTAATGGTACTTACTTTTGATGAATTGTACACTTCTTATACTACAACCTTAGTTTATGACGATACTATAGCCTCTGTTAATTCTACAACCACACATACTGAAACAGTAGGTACTCCTACAGGCGGAGGAGGTTTTATAGGTGGAAGTATATCAGATACAACTTCAGCATCTTATGTCCCAGGAAATAAACCTGAGATAATAAATATAAAACCAGAAGGAAAATTATTTTCTGCTTTAAGGTTTAACTTAGATTCTTATAGCTCATCTTTTAATTCCACAGTAAACAGCACTAACTCATCTTCAACTAGTTCTGGTAGTTCTGGATACCATTATGATTTAATTAAAATAGATATATCTTCAATACCTAAATATGATATAATTATAACTTCAGAAGCTTTATCTCATAATATTAATAGCTCTGATGTAATAGTTAATGGAACGTCAAGAATTTATTCTATGAACTACACTGCTTCTGATATGGTATTAACTCATTATTACTCATCTAAAAAGAAGCTTTTACTCCAAGTAAAACATAGAGAAGTCTATTCAGAATCTGGTACCCATACTGTTCCATTTTCTTTTTCATTAAATGCTAATAGAGACTATCTAATAACTAAACCTGGCAATAGAAACACTATAGTTGATACAAATATAGTTAACGATTCTTCTACCACCTCTACTTTGTCTCCGTCTTATTTATTCTCTGAGCCCTCTGTTCCAGTAAGTACTTCTAATACTTCTTTAATAAGGGCGGTAGGTGAAGGCATCTCTAGAATAGGTACTACTAATGTACCAAGACCTGTTAACTATAATTTTGCTTATACTAAAGATGTGAGTATATCTTGTTTTCATTTATCCGGCGTCTACAAGCTATACAACAATACAAAAACCCTCCTACTAGACTTAAATGATTTTAAGTATGAAGTATTACCAGTAGCTCTGGATGCACCTTTATCCTCAGATGGAACAGGTCAAGATTTTACCTACTCAATATCACCAACACAACTACACTACCTATGAAAATTAACTTTTTTAATAATAGAAAAACTACACTAACAGCAACAGTTAATATTGGTGATACTACTCTACCTGTTGCATCTCTCACATCAGACCCCATAGCTACTCAAGTTATGGATGGTAATATGTATGTCCTTACATTTACCAATACCACAGAAACAGCTAGAGAGATTGTATATGTTACATCCTCTGCTGGTGGAGCTACTCCTACGTCCTATACAATCCTTAAAGCTCAGGAAGGGACTTCTGATTTATCTTGGCCTTCTGGCTCTAAGGTAGAAATCAGAATATCCAAAGGCACTCTTGATAAATTCACTCAAAGCTTTTACGATACTTTCACATCTTTAGCTGCTGGTAATATACTAACTTTACAAAATAGTATATTCGCTGCTGTAAGAACAGGTGCTGCTAGAGCTAATAGTACATTTGTAGCAGCAGGTTCAATTAGAATAAGCGCTGCTGGTAATATAGCTATATACTACCTACAAGACGGTACTACTGCTGCATCTGAACCTGGTTGGGGAGGTTTTGGTAATCCATTTATAGCAACAGCAGATGGTTCAGCTATCGGTATAGGTATTTCTATATCGTCAGCCGATGGTACTTTAGATTCTTCTTCTGGTATAGGAGTGACTTTAGGTAAAGGTGCTTTATCTGCTGGAGGTTTTTCTACTGCTTTAGGTACTGATGGTACTGTAACCCTATCACAAGGAGCTTCTACGTTATCAGTAGCTGGCGGTATGGCTTTAAACGATAACTCTGTAGCAATAGGCGAAGGCTCAATAGCTGCTGGAAAATACTCTTCTGCTTTAGGTGGAGTTGGTAATATTAGAGGAGCTTTATTTACTAATAAAATAGCTTCTAAAGAGACTAGGATTAGAGCTTATGCAGTTGATTCTACTTTTAGGAGATATGATACCAACCTAGAGAGTGTAGTATGGTCAGAACCTATAGGGTTTAATGGTGGTCAAACTTGGACTGCTTCTACTCCAGTAAAAAATGGTTATGTATATAAACCTACTGCTGGCGGTACAAATCAATTTGTTAGAAGAGATTCTAGTAAATATACAGATTATTCAGGAATGTTTCCAGCTACCTATACTCCTACAAATACAGGAGCTTCTCAGCCTACATGGCCTACCACAGAAAACTTTACAGTTAATGATGGTGGAGTGCAATGGGTGTGTCATCCTAACGTAGGTCATACTATGAACTTAGATGCTAAATTTCTAGTTACTCAAATAGGTATAGTGATTTTTGATGGTACTGGCATTACTGTTCAACCTTTTGTATCTTTTGGTATAGTGGGTAATAATACTTTCTATGTAGCCAACGTACAAACTACCCAACTAACAGCTACTGACTCAGTACAGTTGTTTACTCCTGTTAACTCTCAGCTATCTAACTCTTTTACAATTAGTATTAATACATTAGCTACCGCTACTACAATGCTAGGACAGGTATTCTTTAAAGGTTTCTATTGCCCATCTTGGTTCTAAGCTATGGCTATTAACGGTTCTTCAATAAACAATGAAGCTATTAATGACACAGAAGCTTCTATAGGTACCGTAGTTACCGAAACTATAGCTGAAAATTTATTAGTAGATAACACTACTTCCCCTATAAGTTCTTTAAAAGAGATTGTTGCTGAGTTAATATCTATACTAGAAATCTCTACAGATACACCATATTATGCTGTTAGTGATGGTATAGTGTTTAACAGTACCCTGTCATCTTTATTATCAGATATACTTCTAGTAGAATCTCTAATACTTTCTAGTGACTCTGTTACTACAGCTTCTTTTAAGGAATTGGTATTAGAAAAAATAAGCTTAGTAGAGGAACTAATAGGTTTACTAACTGTCTCAGTAACAGATTCTATAGTTTTAGTAAATACTATATCTGCACTACTTAATAATCTAGTAGAAGTAATAGATTTAATAAATCTCTCTCCAGACTCTTCTTCTAAAGCTGACTTCATTAGTGTAGTTAACAGTACAATCAACTTAATTAACTCTATTGATTTATCAGCTCATGAGGCGGTAGTAGATTCTATTATTATAAATAACTCTATTAATGCTATCTACTCCGCTTTAGCTTCTCTAGTAGATTCTATAGTTATAACTAGTCTAGTTAATCCTACTAGCGTATATGCCCTATCTTTATCAAATAACCTATCATTAGGGAGTTCTCTGTCTTCTACTGCAATACTAAATAATTTAGTAAGCGATAATTTATTATTCTTTATTAAGGATACAGCAGAAGATAAATTCTCTACATATCTATTCTATCCTGAAACTTCAGCTATAAGTACTTATACTAACTATAACTTTGTTTGTGCTACTAAGTTTGGCGATAAATATCTATTTGGCAATAGTACTGGACTGTACGAGTATGGTGCTGTAAAAGACGGCGAATTAGGAGAGAGCTTTACTACTCCTGTCATGAACTTAGAATTAACTGCTATGGATTTTGGAACTACTAATCTTAAGATAGTTCCTCAAATGTATTTAGGTGTAAGTTCTACAGAGCAAGTAATATTGAAAGTTAGAGTAGATGGTAAAGCTGAGGTACATTATCAACTTAATAAACATACCAATAATCTTCAAACTCAGAAAATAGATATAGGTAAGGGATTAGTAGGTAGATACTTTCAATTTGAACTGGTAACATCTGCTAATACTTTTAATTTAGAATCTATAGATTTTTATCCTGTAGAATTAAAAAGGAAAATATAATGAATAAAATAATTAACACAGGAGCATATTAATGAGTTTACAGGATATTGATGCTTTTGTTCAAGTCCCTAATGTAGATGGTTGGTTAAATACTCTCAATGATTATGCCTCTAATGCTGTAAAGAGCGCTAACTTAGTCGCTAGTGGTTTAGGTAACCTATCCTTAAATACACTAGAACCTGCTATCACTTTTGAAGGTATACCCTCTACAGCTACTATAGGCTCTCCCACTAAACCTGTTATACCTTCTTTTCCTACTATCTCTAGGACTGTACCTACAGCTCCCAACATATCTTCTCCTACCTTTGATACTAATGCAATTACTCCTCCAGTATTTTCAGCAGTATCTCCAGATATAAATTTACCCTCTCCACCTAATCCTCTTACAATATCCGCTCCAGTAAAAGAGTTTACTCTTAATCTTAATCAAGATTTTCCTGTAAGCCCTGATATTGTTTTACCAGATGTACCTACATTTGTATCACTGAATATACCATCTGCTGTACCTATTAACCTACCTACATTCTCTTTAGATTTCCCCACTTCTAATGGAATAACAGTTCCCGGATTAACTTTTAGTTTTATAGAAAACCCTTACTCTTCTTTATTGTTGGATAAAGTAAAGAGTGAACTTCTTTCTAGATTATCAGGTGGTACAGGTCTTAATCCTATAGTAGAACAAGCTATTTGGGATAGGGGTAGAGATAGAGAGTCTAGAGCATCTATCTTAGCTATAAATTCTTTATTAACTGATGAAGCTTCTAGAGGATTTACTAGACCTACAGGTACAGCTTATTCAGCTTTAGAACAACTTACTCAAGAGACTCAATCTAAGATCATAGAGTTATCTAGAGAGGTTATGATTAAACAAGCTGAACTAGAACAAGAGAATATTAAAACCTCTATTCAGCAGACCATCGCTCTAGAAGATATTCTTATTAGAGAGCATAACGTAGTTTTACAAAGAGCTTTTGAAGTAGCTAAATATACTCAGGATGTTGCTATAGAACTATTCAAGGTTCAAGTAAGTAGATACACAATGGAGGTGGAAGCTTATAAAGCTTTCTCTGCAAGTTACTCTGCAAAGGTTCAAGCTGAACTTTCTAAGATAGAGATATTTAAAGCTCAAATAGAAGCTGAAAAACTTAAAGGTGATATTAATGAGCAGAATGTAAGATTATATCTAGCTCAGATTGAAGGCGTCAAAAGTAATGTCGAGATATATAAAGCTTTAGTATCCACAGTATCTGAAAAGCTTAGAGCTGAAGGATTAAAGATTGAAGCTTATAAAGCTGATGTAGATGCTTACTCTGCTACTATAAGAGCTAAATCAGATGAGTTTAGTATGTATTCTGAACAAGTTAAAGGTGAATTAGCTAAGACTGATGTATTTGAATCTCAGGTTAAAGCGTTTACTTCTAGAGTTCAAGCTTACGCAGCTCAGGCGGATGTTCAAAATAATAAAGCTAAAGTAGAAGTGGATATTCAAGAGCTAAATATTAAAAAGTATGAAGCATCCTTAGAAGCATTTATTAAGCAAGTTCAAGCAGACCAACAACTCTACCAAAGTGCTGTAGATATTTATAAAGGTGAAGCTGCTATGTATTCTGCTAATATAGATTTAGCTAGAGCTAGAGCAGATATAGACTTAAAGAACTCTGAGAATGTTATTCTACAAAATAAATATAGAGCCGACATAGGTATACAAAACGCTCAAATAACCTTAGAAAGTATTAAGAATGCTTATAACGCTATGATTACAGCTAGACAATCTGCTGGTAGTATTTATCAATCCATCGCTACTTCAGCCTTAAGCTCTATAAATGTAAGTGCAAGCCTTGGTGGTTCTGTGTCTATGCAAGCTTCTGAATCTCATAACTATAACACCTCTATATAACTATGGCTACATACGATAATAAACCAAATAAATTTAGACAGTTTTTTGCTAATGCTGATGCTACTTCTGCTAGAGGTGGTATGAGACCTCCAATAGAAAATGCTGCGCCTTATCAACCTATAAATGAAGTAGCTAGTAAGTTAGGGGATGTAGGTAATAACGTTGTTTCTAGATTCAATAATAACGCAGAAAGATATAAGAAAATAGGTCTTAAAGGCGTTTTAAATGAGGCTGGTGCCCCGATAACTTCCGCGGTATACTCTAGTAACGATGCCATAGTAAATGGAGCCTCTAATGCCCTTAAAGGAGCTACAACACTCGCAAGTAATATTGCAGACACAGCTAACTCTCTTTATAATGGAACCGATGGAATTGCAGCTCAAAGGGCACAAGCAGCTAAAGGTTCTGCTGGAGCTACTAATGTAGTATCTAACCCTACAGCTAACTCAGGAACAATTAAAAATGAATCACCTACCACACCTTCTCGCATTGGCGCCATTAATCCCTCTCCTAATACTGCTACTGCTCCCAATACATTAGCTCCCAAACCTTCTGTTACCACTCCATCTGAGATAACCTACGGTAATGCTACTCCTTCTCAGATAGCTCAAAGAACAGGATTTCAATTAGAGCAGCCAGAGACTCCGCAACTGGGTACCCCTATAAGAGGCTCTGGTGGACAGATTACCTCATACTCAGAACCTGGATATTCAGATCAGAAACCTGCTGGACAAAGGAACACTGTAAGCTTTGATAATGGTGTAGGAGGTACTGCCTCTATTACTTCTAATAAAGTATTCAGTAAAGACCAAATGGACTCTTTGAATAAAACTATAGCCTTCAATAATAAACCTGAGACTATACAACACTTTGCAGAACAAGCTGCTATCACACAAGCAAGAATAGATAAATATAAAGGTAATCCTGAAAGAGATCAACTAAAACAAAATCTTTATGATGCTTACAGAAGAGGTGATAAAACAGGTATAGCTATTAATAAAGATTTGTTGATGGCTTTAGATAAAAATAATATTGATTCTTCTCAAGTAGCAGCTAGTAAAGAAATAGGATTAGCTAACAATGAAAGGCAGACTCTCGGTTTAGCTAATGAGGCTCAGTTCAAGGATAATAAAGCTCAACTAGATGCTCATAATAACGGCATTAAAAATATAATGGATTTACAGAAAGAAGGAGCAGAGCCATTAACTTTATTTGGGGCATATACCTCAGCCTCCGGTCAGTTACCAGATTTAAGAACAACAGATGTTCTCTTAGGTAACAATCAAGATTATAAAGATGCTGTTAAGTCAGGTTCTAGAGAAAAAGTACAAAAGGTATTTGAAGATCTAGGTTTACCAGAAACATATGTCAGACGAGCTTTAGGTGAAATACCACAATAACATTAAGGTTTAAGATGCTAAATAAAGAACAACAAGATGTAGTAAATAGATATAAACTAGGAGAGTTTAATGGGGATGTCTCTCCATCTAACAACTACCCTGAGATAGAAGGTTATAATCCTAATAGATCATCAGAAGGAGGAAGTTCTTTAGGAAGTGATTTATCTAAAACTTTTTTAAGTGGTACAATAGATGTAGGTAGAGCTAATATAGGTTTAGCTAAAGATGTTGTAGGAATGGTATCTCCTAAGTTAGGAGAAGCTCTTAACCCTTATCTAGATGAAGGTAAAGCATCTGCTGATAAACTTAGAGATAGTCGCTCTGAGGGATATAAAGAATCTGCTTCTAAAAGCATTGTCAATGATGATGGTAGCTTTGGTGGGTTTGATGCTACTACTTTAGCTGATAGAGTTGTAGGCTCTTTACCGGCTATTATAGATACAGGAACTAAAGCTAAACTTATGCTTAAAGGAGCTACAAAGCTTGCTGGTAAGAGTTTAGGAGCTGTTGCTGCCTCTAGTATAGGTGAAGGTGCTACTGCTGGTCTGATGGCTCAGAATGACGCTAGAGACACTGCTCTTGCTACCGATATTAGTGTATATAGAAAGAGTCCAATATTTCAAGAAGCTTTAGCATCCTTAGACCCATCTTTACCTATAGATCAAAGAGAGTCTATAGCTAAAAATATGTTAGCTGAAAAAGCGGGTAAAGAAGCTGGAATGAACACCGCTTTATCTACAGGCACTATAGGAGCAGTTACTGGTGGCGGAGCTATAGGTACACTTCTAGGCAGAGGCACTGGTAAAGTAACAGGTTCTCTCATTAAAGGTATGGGTAAAGGTGTTGCTGAGGAAATGTTCCAAGAAATGCCTCAAAGCTACTTAGAGCAAATCTTAGCTAATAAAGCTATCAAAGATAATGTTGACCCCAGTAAAGATATTAATGAAGGCGCTTTAAATGCTTTATTAGAAGGTGGAGTTGTAGGTGGGGTTACTGGAGGAAGTTTAGGTGGATTACATCACTTCTCCTCTAAAGACAACAAAGCTATAGAACCAGATCACTCTATTAATCCAGAAACATCTCAGCCATTTCAGAATGGTGATGTTAAGAAAGCTTATTCTAATTTTAGTTCTGTAGCATCTTCTACAACACCAGATACAGAAGCTTATACAAACGCTTACACAGCATCTACTTCTCTCCTTAAAGATATTTTATCTAATGAGAACACTGACCCAATAAAAGCACAAGAAGCTAAAGATGCTATTAAATCTATAGAGTCTTTCCACAAGTTAGCAGAAGATCATCATCTTCAAAACAAAACTAATGAAGAAGTTAATCAGAGGGTAGGTGAGGAAGTATTAAGTAAGGCAGGGCATTTGTCTGAT